GTTTCCCAGTCACGATCCCAAGTTACAATGGTTACGGGTACATTCCAGCCAACCCACCGGTAATCGTCGCCCACTTCTTCCACCACGGAATCATAGGATATGTCCTCAGAGGCATAAAAATCCTCCTTTGACCATCTAAGCACTTCCCAAGTGTCAGGACTGATGTGCCCGACAGACCTAAAAGCCTTTATTTTTCCATTCCTGAGGGGGTCATCGCCCCCTACCATGGGTATCAGTTGAGCAATACGGTGTTCACTGTCCTCATAACGAATTATACCAAGACTCTGAAAATACTCAAGGGTGTCCTCGGGGGGCGGCTCAAACTCCCCGTAGTAATAGGGCCAAGACGGGAACATAAAATCCCGCCTAAGTTCCTTAGGAAAAGGAACCAAATGGTACATTGATATCAAAAGGTACTCCTGCATCAGTCTAATAGTCTCCCAACCAACGCTTTTTCGTTCTGAGTCCTGCGGAGGATCTCAACTTGTTGTATCCATGGATAGTTGAACAATTTGCTGTGATCTTTTGGTGAAATCATCACAACCATTCCTTTAACGGGTTGCCAGTCCAAGTACCAACCCGTTAAATCAGTGTCAATCGCGGCATACGTAAACCATTTAGGCCGTCCCGTCGAATCCTTTTCAAAGTAAGCTGGTACAGGGTCTCTCGACAAAGAAACCAACGTGTCCCCCTTGTCAGGGATATTGCTATTGTAGTACTCAAATGTTTTCTGCGCCATGGTGTAATCCTTATCTCAGCTCCGGCTTAGGTTTAGTTTTCTCCGACAGCCTTTTCCTAGAAAATCTGCCGCAAGACTTGCACATAAATTGTTTGTAGGTGCACGTGTTTGTGGTTCGATACCCTCTTTGTTGTATGTCTTTGGAATTGCAAGTGGGACATTGAAAACCTCCCTCGAAAACAGCGAGGTTCGGGTGACGATCATCCCAAGGCCGCAACGTCAAGTACACCTTCTCCAGCAAGTCTACATCCTGCTTACAGTACTTGGACATCTTGTTCCAAGCTTTGGGGCAACCATCCATGCAGTCTTCCCATAGTTGGTAGCCACCTGTGGATAGTTTTTTCCCCAATCCCAAGGCTTGGCCAAGCTCCCCCAAACTATTCTGTGTAAAAGCAAACTTGTTTTTCGCTATCTTGAGCGTGTCTATTGTTTTAGCGGGGGAGGGAGGACTAAAGCCCTGTTGTATCATCCGGGCATTCAGTCGAGGTATGTCAAATTTGTCTCCGTTGTGAGCTATGACTACATCAGCCTCGTCAAAAAGGTTGTGCATTACCTCGCAAACAGCATAGTCATCCGTGGGGTCTTTGTCAAAGAGGTCGTAATCGTACATTGAAACGATTTTGGTTGTCTTATCTCCTAACCACTTGTAGCCCGCCATCAAGATAAACCAGTCCTGATGGACCTTAAGGACGTTCGCTTTCCAAATGTTTGAAGGCCAGAATGTCCCGAAAGCGGGAGAGGTTTCCAGATCAAATAGAAGTATCTTCGGCATGTTTTCTAGCCTCCTGAATGAGATTTCTTATTCCTTGCTCACGTAGTTTTCCTCTAATCTTGTTGTCAATCTCAGCATCGTCTATACCGCTAGGAAGTCTGTAGACCCATCCAGCAAATCTTACATCACCGTAGAATTTTGAAACATCTTTAAGACATTGTGAACGTTTGTCGGGATACCACTCATCCCACACTCCTCGGATGCCTAGTTTCCAAAGTAAGTGAGCCTTAGAAGCAATAGAATACTCGAAAGACTCATCATAAAGTTTATCACTGAGCGGAGTAAAAGCCAGTTGAGGCTCAGTGAGATCTAGTTTTCGGGTTGGCCGTCCGAAAGAGTTGGAGGAGTGCCAAGCCTCTCTGATATCCACGTCTTTAGTTAAGTCGGAGTAGTCCTTACACCTTTGCATAGGGATAGCAAAGTAACCATCTCGGGGGGAGTGGTAGGCCAGACTCTCAAATTTCGACCAACCTTGTTTAGAGAAGAAACAGTTACCATCTAAAGGCAAAACTACTTCAAATTTCCTGTCCAAGTACTTGCGTATGGCCCTGTTTCTCACAGCGTTAAGGCCAATCAAAGCGCCCATTGGATCAGAGTCAAGGTTGTCCCATTCAATGTGGTCCTCCCAGTACTCATAGCCGTGGGAGTCTAGTAATTTTTTAATGTCGTGAGCTTTTTTGGAATCTAAGATTTTGTTCAAAGCAAAAAACTTAGTGCAGTGGTCGAAATCAGCTTCGTTCTCCAGAATGTACTTAAGATTTCTCAGAGTCTGCCCCGTCTCATGTCGGGGCCAAAGATCATTTCCCAATATTCTTACGAGAGCATACATCAAATTTCCAACATCTGCACTTCATCTCTGTAGAAAAGCTTAACAGTGCCTTCTCCCAAATCGTCAAACACTCTGGAGTACCAGCCATTACCATTAGGTATGGTTCCGTACCCTATGACAGGTGAGAACTGATAATCTTCCATGATTAGATATTTTGTTTCCGATTTCATCACGTAGTCGCAAAACATGTAACGGTCTTTGTATGGTCCGCTACAGATTGCCAAATCAAAGGCAAGATTACTGACTACAAAGTCTTCTTGGATGTCATCTAAAGATGAGTATCCACGAATTTCCATGTTGTCGTGATAAATGCCCTGTGTCCACAGCTCCTCTTCTATCTTATCTACGGAGTCATGGCGACTCTCATAGATTAAGATAGAATCGAAACGATCACAAAGGAAGGGGATAGTCTCGTCAACCCCTAGTTTCACCACTGTGTAAAGATTTATGTTTTTTTGCAACTCTCTAACGAGTTTGGTAGTCTCGTTGGAGATCATTAGGTTTTCTTGAAGGCGTTAAGAGCTAATGAGCCCTTCTTTTTGTTAGTCTGGGAAGCAGGCTCTGGCGTAGGCTCAGAAACGTTAGGTGGAGCTGCAACACCCCCCTCGGAGAGATAACAGAAAGTTGCTAGGTCTTCAAAGATCAATGAGGCTTGAATCCTCAGGTTCTCAGGGTCTCCCCCATTGTCAGACAAATTTTGCAGCCGCTTTAGGTTGACCGCTGCATTACCTAGCGCCATAATCTCTGGCGAGATAGCGACGAAAGTAGCGGCAGCTATTTCAGATGCCGTCACGTCATCCAAGTCGCACAAGTTTACAATATCCTGAAAAGTGTTTTTGATACTCAAGTTAAACTCCTCAATAGATTCCTAGCTCGTTGGACAAGCTATCAAACTGTGATTTTGCTTCCTCAATGGAAACAGGTTCTTCAATAAAAGAAAAAAACAAGGTGTTGTTTTGTATGTCGAACCTAGGAGGGCTCCAGAAACCAGTTTTGGTTTGATGTGCCAAAGACTCTGCGTATCCCATGGCGTAATCTAGGTCGTGCATGGATTCAGACTCTTTGCAGTTGTACCAATCAAACACAACACTCTGAATGTTCTTTTCAAACTCAATAAGCTCTGGGAAGTTTTTCTTGATCGGGCTCGGCATATCGAATCCCATCAAGGCTTCTGAAAAATCATGTATGAAAAACGCGCGGGCCGTGTCAAAGTCAAAATACTTTAGAGCGATATCTGTCCCTATGACCGTATGGTGTAGGACAGTGTAATCGGCTTCCAAGTTTCCGCCGAACCTATGTATCTTGGCTAGGTTATCACGAATCGACCAAAGATAGATATCTTCAGTTTTAAGGTCGGCCAAATTAACTAACCGTCCCCCCCTCATCTCTATAATAGCTTCCAAGTTTTCATCTCCAATCAGGCACCTGATGCAGTACAGCTGTTTGTGCAACAGCTTTACGATCTCTAGTGTTCCACAAAGATTCAGGATCATTAACCACAGGGTTTATCCACTTCGGCGGTCGTGGAACTGACCACAGGTCAGTATTGTTCAACCTAGCCGCCACAGCTAAGTGGCAGTCCAGCATATTCTTTTCCTCGTTCAGCATGTTGCTAAACAACTTGTGATATCTCCCTGCGTCGAAAGCCACTGTACCTGTTCCCAACACATCTACTCGACTAAGTGCCGGGCGGGCGGCATTGAAATGCAAAACAGTCCTGTCCTCGAAGTAGTTCCTGACGGGCTTTTTCAGAATCACTCCGTGAACTCCTACAATAGCCTCGGTTACGGCAAGGCTCTTTTGCATCTCATCTACGTAATTGTAGGGATAAGCTAAGTCATCGTCAACAAGAAACACTACCCCTTTTTTGGGCATTTTGAAGATTTTCCCCAAATCTCCTAGGTCACCACTGTATTCTTGACTCATAAAACAAGTAATTTTCGAGTGGTTTAAGGTATTCGGGCAGCTATCAAAACCGTTCAGGTAAATCTCCAATGAGTCCACCTGAGGTAGCAACGTCTTTAGTGTCTTTGGCAAGCTTTCGGCTCGGCTGGGCATTGTAGCCATCTTAGCTACGATCATATACGACCTCGCTGAGCTTAGAAAAAAGATCCTTAACTGTGCCGTTGTTCTCGATTTCGTAAGTCTCTATGTCGGGGAAAATGTAGTTCCGACTGTCCCCAGAAAACGAACAACCATCTCTCTGCAATCGAATTAAAGTTGCGTTATCTTGTCCGAAAAAATCCAAAATTGGCTCAACCTCAGGAAAAAACCCCGAGTCATCGATAACGATGTTTCGGTTGTGATACATTCCAATGTTGACAAAATTTCTGCAAGCAGTGTCCCCAAATATGGAAGGCAAGTCGTTGAATTTCTTCAACCAGTCCTCGGAAAGAGAGATCAAGACTTGTCTCATAGTTTTTCCGTAAAGCAACTCGGAGGGCTGGTCCTTTTTCTCCTCCCTTAAAACTTTAAACTCATCCTCTGTCAGACCGTAAAGAGTTTGGATAGCCGAATCCATGGGAGTGGTCATTTTGTACTTAAGGAACCCAGCTTTAATGAAAAAGCGGGAAGCCATAGATTTACCTGACTGAGGGGGACCATTAATCAAGACAAGTTTTTCTACGTTCTCAGACACTTTGAACTCCTACGTCTGTGAAAAGGGATTTAACAAACTGAACAACGCAAAAGACGTTTCCGAATTTCCTAATGCATTTGTCCAGAGTCTTTTGATCCGCGTTAGGAATCTCGAACTTGATTTCCAAGAGTCGCTCCTCCCCATCCTCATAGGGGAGTTCGTATTCAAGATCAGATACACGCGCGGAGAAAGTTTTTTGCATGTATTTGGAAATACTATCTACTTTCTCTCGATAGCCGCCCACCTTCCAGACACGGAACTTTAGCTCAAGAAATTCAGTCCACTGCTCTGTTTTCTTGGAAATACTGGGATCATGAATGGGGGTGCTTGTCCAATCCTCAGGGTTTAGAGAACCCTTGTATCGTAAGTTACGAGGCAGAGACTTATCAGTCATCGCCCGAATAAGTTCAGGAGGAAGTTCGTTAGCCATCTAATGTCACTTTCGAAAAGGTTTCCAACACTCGTTTTTCAGTCTTGAAGTGTATGCTACCATCAGGCCTCTCAAAGATCAACCCCTGTTTTTTGAAATTTCGCAAATTACGGTAGAAAGTGTTTTGAGGGATTTGGTGACGTGAGGCAAACAAAGTTGATCGGCTGGGCACAACACCTAGATCTAAGCTATCGTCGAAATAAGCATAGCGAATTAGCACGGCGTATAAGTATTTTTGAGAGAAAGTCCATTCCTGCTCTAAAATTTGGCCCGGAATAGAGATAGAAAGAGCCGTGGAATCCAATCTTTTCTGACCCTCGGGGGTGACGCAAAGATAATTCTTGTCCAATTCGATCAAATTTTTACTGGACAGTTGGTTTATGCGACTTCGGAAACCATTGTAAGTCATTTTCAAGTAGCTGGCGTACCTGTTCGGCATCCAAATATCTCCCAGCTTGCCTAAGAAAAGAGGGCTTTTTAGCTTCCTCTGCAACCAACCTGTAGCAGAGAGAATTACGGATGCCTCGCCCAATTGGGAATAGTCACTAGAAACAACCTTAACATGGGCGGGACGGGCAAAGTTGTCTAAAATCTTAAAGAATCTCATTTCTTCCATTGAATAAATCTCCTCGGAATGAGTATACCAAAACCGGCCAAAAAGTCAACAAAACTTATTTTCAATATCGTGGACTTGGCGACCAAAAACCCCGCTTTTTGATTTTTACCAACATCGTGGACTTGAATTGAAGTTTCCCCGCGTTTTTTGGAACCACACTAATTTAAAGAAAGAAAGATTCTTTGAATCTGTCTTTCGTAAAGAGAATAAATAATAAAACAATGTAGTATAAATAAAGAAAACCCAAAAGGATTGAAACCAGTATCTGTCAAACTCGGAGGGTGTTTTATTCACTTTTTTGAAAATGTGTTCGCAGCACCCCTTGACGGCACGGGGGTATCTATGTATAATCGGCATCAGTAACGCAATTCAACTTTTTTGGAGCATTTGAATGAAAATTCGCGAATTCTTGAATCAAGATAACTGGTGCCGCTTTCACTTGGCAAAGAGGTCCGAAATCCACGCTTACCGTGGCAAAGATCGACAGGGAAATGATTTTGAGATTTTGAAGACAATCATGGTCCCCTGTTCTCCTCTTAACGGCTCAGCCGAGAAGTTTTGTCTGTTGGGCGCGGCCCAGAAGGTCTACGAGAGGACTTCTCAAAAGAAGGTCTCAGAGAAACTGAAAACCGCTATCCTGCAACATGCGGGCATCACCGTAACGAATCCTCTCCGAGGAGTGATGAGGACGGGCCCTTCAATCTCAGAATGGCAGGATCAAGCAGAGTGGTCTGACGTAGAGGCCGTACTAGAAATGGCCGATGTTTAGACATCCAATTCACCGATTGCAACCCTTTTTCGTGTCCGACTGTTCCTCAAGAAGGATTTTGAGGAAACTAGTCGGATTTTCTTTTATTTGTGAACTTTTCCAACAAGATAAAGGTAGTCTTGGGTTGGAAGATGATTTAGATTGTTTCATGGAAGCCGTTAGGGGATATTGTGATTTTATCACGAAAAGAGTTCAACGAAGTAAACCACTTGTTCGAACAATGGTCCGAGTATCTGAAAGAACTAAAGATACACATGACCACAGTGGTTTCCACTGAGGGAACCCCCCAACATGTTATGCAGCCCGAACAGCAAGTTGATTTTTTCTCAAGGTTTGAAGGGTTTGTAGCGAACTTGGGATTCAAGCTGTGTGTTTACGATTCAATTATCCAAGAACTTTTTGATGACTTGTCTGATGAGAGACAATCCGAAGTCATTGAAATGGTTAAGCAGCGTATTGTGGAGAGCCTACAGGAACGAGAAAAGGCTGCTAAAGAGCAGCAGGAACTTCTCGAAAAACAGTCCTCAAAAATCGTCACCCCTCCAGAAAAACGTCTTGCCCTGCCGCCCGGTGCAAAGTCATGATGATAGTGATAACGGATAGGTCAAAGGATTACATTCAAGACGAGAATTACTTGATATGGAACTTCAATGATGTTCTAAATGCGCCGTTTCAGGTAAGGGCTAAGTATTGTTCGGTCCTTCTCGATGTATCTACAAAATGCCTAGTTGACGCACATCCGTTCCGATCCGGCCAACTGTCTGAGAATTTGCACCATGTTGTCCCATACCTACTGGACCAAGCGGTTCAAGTGGATATGCTAAATACAAACGCAACTGTTTATTTCGTTGCCGATGACAGATCTTCAGAATCTCATCTTAACACCCTTGAATCTTTTCACTTCTTTGAAAGCATTGTGAAACGTTTTCACAACGATTTGTCCACCTCAGTTTTGGCCCTGAATCGCAAGGCTTACCACAATTCCCCGGAAAAATGGGAAGAAAAACTAAAAACACTGCTCCCTGCTACCTGTTTTTAGTTGCCTAAAATATTAGTAATTTGACTTTCTTCAGCCCCTTTGAATAATTGATTCAAAGGGGTTTTTTCTATGAGTGATCTAAAAAGTCAAATAAAAGAAGTAGCTGAGACTGAAATACAGGTAGCCAGCCCGGAGGATTTTAAATCCGAGCAAGACCGCATTTCAAAAGCAGCTGAATGGAAATTCAAAGGCGTCCCGGTATCAAAGATAGCTGATTTCTTTGACGTGACTGTCAGGACAGTTTACAACTGGGTGAATAAGCATCGAGAGGTTTTCGTAGAGGAATACGAAAACAAAACAGCCAGTGAGTTGATCACTGAGCATCTTTCTTTTCTTGACGAGCTTGAGAGAGTTCTCCTCTACGAGGCTAGTCATATTGGACAAGAGACTCTTGAGTATGATCCAATCAAGAAAAAAGCTGTCAAGGTCAAAGGTTCTTTCAGAGATAAGCGGGATCTTCTTTCTCTTGTTCTACAGATACGAAAGCAGAAAATCGATCTGGAGGTAACCACAGGGGTTATTCCAAAAGAACCTGAAAAGATCCATACCAGCATCAGCGATTACAAGTTTGATCCCTCTGACAAGGATCAAGACGATTCGGTTGCTGACAAGTCTGATGAACAGGTTAGCGCCATTCTGGACCGACTGAAGAAGGGCATTGAGTGGTAGTTCCAGCTGGTTCCACTCCAAGTCCTCAAGATCAGGCACTTACTTATCTTACCGGCCTAGACGCAAAAACAAGAAAGCGTCTTCTAAAGCTGCTTCAAGTCAGAGACACTCGCATAGACTTCGTAAAAAATCACCACAAAAACCAGCGTGGTGAGGATATGGACTTCGAAGATATCTATCACATGCGAGAAATATACGAGTCCTCATCCCCTGAGATAGTAATCATGGGAGGTACTCAGACTTTTAAATCTGAGTGGATGATTGTTGATCTCTTGGCCATGGCTTACAATGCCGTCAACTGTTTTTACGTTTTGCCGAAGCATGATTTCAAGGTCAAATATGTTCAAAACCGTATCAACAAGCCTATAGATGACTCCCCCTTCTACAAGCAGATTCTCAAGGATGCCGACGTAAACCGGATTGACAACAAGAGATTCGGTAAAGGGACGATGGAGTTTGTTGACTCTAACGTCTACGCCAACTTTAAATCATCTTCAGCAGATGCCTACTACGTAGAGGAGTGCGACGAGTGTGACTGGGACAATGTTGCATTTGGTTACTCTCGACTAGACGCTTCCCCATTTCAGTTCAAAAGGTTCCTAGGGAACCCCACGACAGAGGAGGGGCCTATCTACAAAGAGCTTTGGCTCATATCCTCTCAGAAGTTTTGGCACTGCCCTTGTAAATCTTGTGGTCAGAAGTCCAAGCTAGATTTTCTGACACTCGCCGTAGAGCAGATCACCGATAAAGATGGAAACGTCTTAGATTATCGTTTGCTAGATACTGAGTGGAAAAGAGGTTGTGGCCGGGATATCAAATTACTTTGCCCCCACTGTAAGACAGGGGAAATTGATCGGTTTTCCCCCGACAGTGAGTGGATTGCAGAGAAGCCTGACAACAAAATGGAAGGTTACCACGTCCCCTCGCTGTGCAGCAAAATGACGAGTGTAGCTAAGCTTTGGTCCGAATTCAAAGAAGCTATAAACGATCCCACAAAGATGAAGGATTTCTACAATCGTCGCTTGGGTTGGCCTTTCACGTCAGTCACTAATAACTTATCAGATGCTTTGTTAGCTAAGAACGCCAAGTTGCCCGAATTCACTATAACAGACAACGAAGCGTATGTCAAGGAAAACAAACATAAAGGCCCATGCTCAATGGGAATAGACATTAACGGAACTGTGCTGGACATCCGAATATCCTACCCAGTAGGCACCAATCGAGACGCAGTTTACTTCGGAAAAGTGGACGCCTCCAACAAACAGTACGTAGCTGAGCTTGAGGAAAGATTTAACGTAAAGACAACGGTCGTGGACATAGGCCCCGAAACCAACTACGTGAATGACTTGAGAGAGTTGTTGAAAAACGATGTGTGGTTCTGCAAATATTTAGGTATTGGATCTGAGAGGGTTCAAAAAGAAAACGAAGTGGACATGATCATTTCAGTGGACAGAACTGAGGTAATGGACCGCGCTTACGCTAGGCTAAAGTCTGGAAGAAACCGTTTGCCGAAAAATTATGACGCAGTTCTTGCTGGTGAGTTTGTTCAGGAAATGACCAAACCAAAAAGACAGGCCACAGAAACTAACGACATGAAAATCAAATATTCTTGGGTAGGTAAACCTGACCATTGCCGACACGCAGATGTTTACGATTTACTGGCATCGGAGTATGTCATAGAAGATGGACTAAACACTTGCAAGGCTTACATAATTGGGGAAAGTGATGAGTGATAAAGAAAAGATCTCAGGATACATCCTTATGGATGAAAAAGATGAAGCTGTGGTAGTAACCAAAGAAGACATCTTGGCATCTGAGAGAAAACGAAGAACAGACTATACTCCGATTGAGAGCATTGAAGAACTTCAAAAGAGTGTGGATGGCTCTACCCAGTCTCAATCCGAGATAAGAGAGTCCCATGTAGTCAACGCTGACTTGGGTTTTATTTTTGGCGATACGCAGGTGCAAGAGCCGCCTTTTGATCCCTATGCAATGATGGGACTATTGACGAAAGACCCTACCCACTTCAGAGCTGTAACAACTAAGGTTACTGACTCTGTCGGCAGAGGGCTTGAGTTTAAACCAGCACAACCTTTAGCCAATAAGTCTGATCTAGACGAAGACTGTGACGCTCCGGTTGGAGTGATCGCTGAAGAAGACTACAACGCAGAGCTTTCAGAAGTGCTGTGTTTTATTGAGGACGCTAATCCCGACGACGGTTTCCAAGCCGTTTTGGAAAATGCGGCAAAAGACTACGAATCCATTGGCTGGTGTGCTATTGAGGTTATCCGTGGCGCTGATATGAAAATCAAACACCTAGCCCATGTGCCCGCCCCAAGAGTGAGAGTCCTACGAGGTAAAGTAGGTTTCGTTGAAATACTTGACGACTCAACCGACAGCTACCGCTACTACATGCCCTTCGGTACAAAGGTAGTAACTGAGCAAGTTAATCCGATAACCGATGAAAGAGTGCTTAAACCTTACTCCCCTGCTGATGGTGAGTTGTCCATGGAGAACGCTGATCTTCGATGGAACTTAGTGGGCCAAGAAGACGGCAAGCCATTGACCTTTTCCAGTGAATCCCTTGGACAATTTATTGACGCCTTTAGTAAAAGTGCTAACGAGATTCTCTATCTACAGAAGTACCACCCGGCCTCCATTTACTATGGGTTTCCTGATGTAACTCCTGCCATCACATCTATCATGGAAAAGATCCATATCAGTAATTGGTCGCTAAATTTCTTTGAGAACTACACTATCCCAAGGTGGGCTATCATTGTTGAAGGTGGTCAACTTGGCCCAGACACAAAAGAGGTGATCAAAAAGTACTTTGAAACCAGTATCAAATCAAACTCTCACGCCATCCCCGTTTTGGAAGTGCCCCAAGGGCGAGGCAGTAAGCCTGTTAAAATTCGTTTTGAACGACTCGACGCAGATAGTAAAGAATCTGATTACTTGGAAACCAAGAAGAATCGTTCGGCAGAGATACGAGAAGCCCACGGTATTCCCCCAGCCGTCTCTGGAGTCAGTGAGCAATCAGAGTTGGGATCTGGGAAAGGATTGTCTCAAGCTGAGATTTACAAGGACCGCATTGTTTCTCCCTTGCAAAAGATTTGGGCCAGATCCATAAACCTGCTTTTCCAGAGGGGTTTGGGTATCAACAAAGTCAAAGCTTTCTTCAGTCCTCTGGATATCCGAGATAAGTTCATGGAAATGAACATCTTAACTGGTTACGTGGACCGAGGTATTTACACTCTCAACGAGGCCAGAAATCAAATTGAAGAGATTCAGGGCCGCATCGAGGGAGGCGACAGAGCTTTCATTCGCGCCAAAGAAGGTGGAATAGTTTTCGTGGATGATTTTAATGAGATGTCCAGTTCAATGCCGGGTGGTAATGACAATCCCCCGGAAAACAAGGGACTTTCTAATGAAAGCCTTTCACAACAATTGCCGGAAGTTGACTAATCTCATTTTGAGAAAATAATTCAAATTGAGGGAAAAATATGGCTGAAGACATTCTTAATTTTTTAGGTTTCTCCGTTCCTTTTCAAGTTGATGAGGATCAAGAGGAGCTAGTCGTGAAAGGTTTCGCCAGCGTAGAGACGCTGGACCGGTCACGGCATGAAGTGAGTCCTCTCGAATTCAACATAGATACCTATCTAAACACAGGTGCTTTGCTAGTCAATCACAAGCGTGTTTACGATGAGTTGGGTAACCAGCGAACTGCTGGCCGGGTTGAGGCCGCTAATCCAGTTGTCATTGAATCGGAAAACGAGAACGGAGAATACGTTCTAACCGATCTAAGGGATGGAAAACTGGTGAACACTTTCGACAAATCGAAAGTACCTGAGCTGAAGGTGGGCGACAAAGGACTATTCGTCACCGCAAAAGTAAGAAACAAGCACGCTGTAGAGCGTGTAAAATCCGGTGAACTGGGAGCTTTCTCTTGGCGAGGCTTCACAAGAAAGCGGAAAAATGCTGATGGGTCCGCAAAGCTGCGGAAAGTTGATTTGGTAGAAATGAGTTTGGTGGACATGCCGGACCATAACCAATCCACGTTCAGCGTGATGAAATCAGTTGATGGGAATCTTCAAGAGGTTGAGGATTTCGATCAAAGCGATTTGGAAATCTATAAGTTTAGGTTTCCAAAGGATATCTATGATTTGGAACTCGTAGAGAAGTATTCTCGGGACCATGGTTTAGATCATCTAACAATTTCTGAAAATGAAGAGTATTTCTTTGGGGGCGTCAGAGACGCCAGTCTTTACGACACTAAGCAAACTATTTCCGCACCGTTAGGTGATGTAAATGTTTTCTTGGCTCCTCGATTAGAAAGAACTCATATAACGGCAGAACTAATTCAGGAAGAAATTCCAGAAGGAAAGAAAATGTCTGAAAAGGGAAAAGTAGAATTCGTTTCCGTCAGTAAGGATGCTCTTTCAGAGATGTTGCCGGGAGTTAAGTTTGATGTCAAAAAGACAACCACTCTCGAAGACGGAACTGAGGCATATATCCTTGAATTGGATACGACTGAAGTCACTAATGAACCAGAACAAGAGCAGGCCAGCACTCCCGCAGCTAATAGCGACGAGCTGACCCAACGTCTTCTGGACGTTATCACTGATTTGGGCAACAAGGTTAATGGACTCGAAGCCAAATTTGAGACCATCCAAAACCCCAAGCCTGAGGCTGTGACTGAAGAAACAACTCAAGTTGATGAGGAAGAAATTTCCGCTGAGAAGGTCGAGAATGACTTGACTCGCGCTCTTGAGAAAGACCTTGAGGAGAGAGAAGCTCTTATCAAGGAAAAAGAGGCTCTCGAAGCCAAGCTGTCTGAAAAAGAGGAAGAAGTTCAAAAGAGTGTCACCATTTTGAGTTCTTTCAAGAGTATCACCCCCAAGACTGTTACCCGAGAGGAAACAGTTGAGGTTTCGAAATCAGTTAATCAAGATTCAGACACCGTTGATTTCGGTGGCTGGTTCGAGTAACTAAATAAAAGGAAACTCCGAAAGGATTTAAATAAAATGTCTAAGACAATCGACCAGCTTCTTTTGGAAGCTAAGAACTGTAACAACGTCGCAGTGGATGAGACGACTCTGCCGAACAGCATGGCTGATCGTAAGCGAGCAGACGGTTTCATCGATCTGATGGTAGACACCTCCAAACTGTTGAAAGCCGCACGACTCGTGCGAACTGTAGACTGTAAAGGTGAAACTCCCAAATTGGACTTGGGACGAATTGTTTCTCAAGGTGCCCAAACGACTAGCTGCCCATCTACTCACGCCCCCAGTGAGCGAACGGTTAGTTATGATCTTGAGAAGTATCGATCCGCTTTTGATCTTCCAAGTGATTTCATTAATTGTAATCACGCTGGTGAGCAAATCGAGAGCATTCTCGTCAACCAATTCCGAACGCAAATTGCAAATGACATGGAATTCGCCGCTATCGAATCCGACAGCACTCTCCCAACGGGTAACGCCCAAACGGATGAGAACAACCTGCTTGGAGTCAACGATGGTTGGTTGAAAATTATGTGTGCTTGTGTTCCGGCTTGTCAGCAAATCGACGCAGCAGGCGCTGGCCCATCGGGTCAACTGTATTACGAAATGTTGAAGCGAATCCCAACCCGATACCATGTGGCTCGTCCTCAGTATCGATGGGTTGTTGCAACCAACGTAATGCACGCTTGGATGTTTGAACTGTCCCAACGACAGACCGATCTGGGTGACCGTCTCTTGGAAGATGGCTCTGTCCGTGGTCCATGGGGAATTCCGATGTTCGAAGTTCCACAATGGCCAGACAACTTGCCAATTGGATCAACAGCTAATGACGGAACAGTCATTGCACTGACTCCACTGCAAAACCTGATCTATTACGTCATGCGTGAGTTCAAGCGAGAGAAGGAACGAATTCCTCGTTGCGATAAGTGGGAATTCACCATGCACTGGTATGCTGATTTCCAAATCGAAAACACTGACATGATTGTTCTTGCTAAGAACGTCAGTCTCTGTGGAGAGCCTTACGCCTCTTGCGTAAGCTGCGGAACCACTACTGAGCGAGTACCTTGTGGAGATGCCATCGACGGCTCGGACTTCCGTAGCCCGGCTGCTGGCGGAACTGCTGGATACTAAGTTCTCAGTTAAACTCGTATTAACCATAAGGGCTTGGGTCACTAAGCCCTTATTTTTTATGGTAAGCAGACAAGTTGACTTTGACTTACCAAAGGTGTAAAATACCTGTAGCAACGTAGAGAAGTCAGGCCATCTCGTCGGGTTCATGCCCCGGAGATCGGCGGTTCAAATCCGCCCGTTGCCACTAACTATTAGTAGCTCAGTCTGGTAGAGCGGGCCTTTTGGGGAGGTCATGCCGTGGGTTCGAATCCTACCTAATAGACTTTCTTAAAATTTTAACAGTCTTGAAACAGACTTTCTAAGTAAGGAATCGAAATGCCAACAGCCAATCCCAGTTACGACAGCTGCTGCACTCGATCGTGACTGGGAAAC